TGCTGAGTTCATTGCCAACATCATTGCTGAGCTGCAATCCCTCCGCGCCCGTGTGGCGGCACTTGAATCAAACTGAAAGGAACCTGAAATGACCCCCGTATGGACAATCTCTGCCCTCGACTGCAAACCGACTGAGGGCAACCTGACTGATGTCGTTATCACGGCGCACTGGTCTTGCACCGGCACTCAGGATGACAAGACAGCCAGCGTCTATGCCACCTGCTCATTTAGCCAACCGGGTGACCCGTTCACCCCCTACGCCGATCTGACGCAGGATCAGGTGCTTGGATGGTGCTGGGCCTCCGGTGTGGACAAAGACGCTACCGAGGCGGCTGTGCAGACCCAACTGGACAACCTGATTAACCCGCCTGTTGTTAATTTACCTCTACCGTGGGGAGTTTAAGATGCCATTGAAAAAAGGTAAGTCAGATAAGACTGTCAGTGAGAATATCTCCATGATGGTCAGGGAAGGTAAGCCTCAGAAACAAGCTATCGCTATTGCCCTGTCAGAGGCAGGCCGTAGCAAGCCTGAGCGTGGTGAGCGTTCCAAGAAGAACAAAGACAAAAAGAAAAAGATGAAATAAGGATAAACAAACATGGCTACGTATTTAGACGTTGTGAACAATGTGCTCAGACGCTTGCGTGAGCCTGTTGTTTCCTCTGTGACCGACACTGATTATTCTTCTATGATCGGTGTCTTGGTCAACGATGCTAAGAGAGAAGTAGAGGATGCTGCAGACTGGAATGCTCTGACTCAGACATTGACTGCAGTGACCACTGCTAATATCTTTAACTATGTTCTCGTAGGCTCTCGTACACGCTTTAGGGTCATGGATGTTCTTAATGACTCTGATGATTTTTCTATGAGGTATGCCCCTTCAACATGGATGAACCGTATGTTCATGTTGGACACACAGCAGCCGGGAAAGCCCCTGTACTACAACTTCAACGGTGTAGATACCAACGGAGATACTCAGGTAGACATCTATCCTATCCCTGATGCAGCTTATACACTACGGTTTAACTTGATTATTCCTCAGGCTGACCTGAATCTAGATACAGATCGTATTTTAGTTCCTGACCATTTGGTATCTATGCTTGCCTACTCCAAGGCTATTGCAGAGCGTGGTGAGGATTCTGGTTTACTATCTTCTGAGGCTTATCAAATGTATCGTTTAGCTCTTGCAGATGCTGTTGCAATTGAGAGAAACCACTACGATGAAGAGATGGTGTGGGAACCTACCTAATGGGATTTAAACGGAGTAAGAAATGGCAGAACAGCTTCTAACGACTACAATTCAAGCTCCGGGCTTTATGGGTCTTAACCGTCAAGACTCTTCAGTGGGTCTTGACAATGGGTTCGCTACGGTAGCTACCAATTGTATTATTGATAAATTTGGACGTATCGGTGCTCGTAAGGGATGGAGTCCTGCACATTCTAGTCTAGGAGCTTTATCAGGGGATGTAGAAGGTATTGGTGAATTAATTGCTTTAGATGGAACTTCCTACATCGTAGCCACTGGAGCCAATAAATTATTTAAATTAGTAGGTTCCACCCTTACAGAGTTAACCTATGGAGGAGGTGGTACAGCTCCTACCATTACCGCTAATCACTGGCAGATGGCTCCCTTGCATGGATGCCTGTATCTGTATCAGGCTGGACATGATCCCTTAGTGTTCGATCCTGCGGTCAGCACAACACAGTACCGTAGGATCTCTGAGAAGTCAGGCTATGTAGGAACGGTATCACATAATAACTGTGTAATAAGTGCTTATGGTCGGATATGGACTGCAAACAACAACTCTCAAAAGAGTATCATCCAGTTCTCTGATCTTCTGTCAGGACATATTCTGAGCACAGGCACTGCAGGTACTCTAGACATCTCCGAGATCTGGCCTGCAGGTTCTGATGAGATTATGGCCTTAGCTGCTCATAACGGATTCTTGATGGTCTTTGGTCGTAGGCAGATTCTGGTGTATTCAGGAGCTACAGATCCGAACGAGCTAAGATTAGCAGACACGATTAACGGTACAGGCTGTGTCGCTAGGGATTCTGTAGTTGCCACAGGTGGAGATATTGTATTCCTCTCAGACACAGGCGTTAGATCTCTGATGAGAACTATTCAAGAGAAATCTGCTCCGATGAGGGAACTTAGTATCAATGTCAAGGATGACCTGATCGAGGATGTTTTAACTGAAACAGCCTCCAAGATCAAGGCAGTGTACTCCGATAAAGATGCTTTCTACTTGTTGTCTTTACCGACAGTCAATACAGTCTATTGTTTTGATATGCGCTCTCAGCTTCAAAATGGTGCTGCAAGGGCTACAACGTGGAATAACATTACACCGACAGCCTTCTTCTATACCCGTAGTAAGGATTTGTTACTAGGTAAAGAAGATTATATCGGAAAATATCAAAATAATCTTGACAACGCTGCCACTTATCGGTTACAATATTATACCAACTACTTTGACTTTGGTTCTCCAACAGCATTGAAGATCCTCAAGAAGATCAACATGACTCTGATCGGTGGACAAGGTGCTGATATGGTTGTCAAGTACGGATTCGACTACAGTCCTAGTTTCTTGTCTCAATCTGTCAGTTTAGGTGCTGTGACTATCGCAGAATACGGGATAGCAGAGTATAACATCGGACAGTATACTGCTGGTGTTGTCTTTGATAACCAGAAGATTCAAGGTAGTGGTTCAGGTAATGTGCTCCAGATAGGATTGGAAGCTGAGATAGATAGTTTTGAACTATCCTTACAGAAATTGGATTGCTATGTTAAAGCAGGACGAACGAGGTAAACATGAGTAATTATACTAAAGCCACGGACTTTGCCGTTAAAGACTCTTTAGCGTCAGGAAACCCTTCAAAGCTCGTGAAAGGTACTGAAATTGACACTGAGTTTAATGCAATTCAATCTGCTGTAAACTCCAAAGCTGATAAAGCCTCTCCTGCTCTGACAGGTACGGCTACAGCGGTTAACCTGACTGTATCTGGAACATTTAATGCCACAGTGGACGGAGGGACTTACTAATGGCTGATTGGACTAATCTTCTAACTGGCTTACTTGGGGCAGGAGCCAGTATATACACTGCTAACAAGCAAGCCAATGCGGTTCAGAATGCTGCCACTCAAGCGGCTCAGCAGTCACAGTTCCGTCCCGTAGGAATCACTACCCGCTTTGGTCGTAGTGGTTTCCAGTATGACCCTTCTACAGGTCAACTTGTAGGTGCTGGCTATCAAGTAGCTCCTGATGTAGCTGCTCAGCGGGAGGCTCTGTTAGGGCTTGCCGGTGGACAGCTTTCTCAGGCTCAACAAGCTCAGGCAATGGCTCCTCAAGTAGCTCAGGCTGCTCAAGGCTTGTTTAACTTAGGTCAGGGCTACCTTGCTCAGACTCCTCAAGCTGCAGCACAGCAGTTCATGGCTCAGCAGCAGCAGTTACTTGCTCCGGGTCGTGAGCAGCAACTTTCACAGGCTATGAACCGTGAATATCAGCGTGGAACGATGGGTTTAGGTGTAGGAGCTACTCAGGCAGGCTATCAAGCAGGTGCTCCCGGCTTAGCAGCTTCTAATCCTCGTCTTGCAGCCTTGTACAATGCTCAAGCTGCTCAGGATGCTCAGTTAGCTGCTCAGGCTCAGCAGGCAGGCATGGAGCAGGCTCGCTTTGGTCAGGGACTCTTAGGAGGTGCTCTGAACCTGCAAGGTGCTGGCTATGGTCTGCAGACACAGGCTCTGTCTCCGTATACGGGCTACTTCGGTGCTGCTCGTACCGCAGAAACAATGGGTATGCAGCCTATCGATATTAGTCTTGGCTTAGCTGGCCCCACAACGGCTGCTGCTCGTGCCGCTGCTATGACTAATCTTCAAGCTGCTCAGGATGTTGCCGCTCTTGATGCTAGGCGCAACCAAGCCGTTATCGGTGGTTTGTCTGATCCTGTAGCTGCTTTGATCGGAGCCTTAACAAAGACACCTCAACCTAATTTTTCAACAATTGGTTACACTGGCCCCGGACGTGGTGATTATTTCTAAGGATAACATAAATGGCAACACAATTACCTAGTTTATTTGGCACTCAGATGGAACCTGAGCAGATGGCAGAGGCTCGTGCTCTGCAGTTTGCTCAGATGTCACCACAGCAGCAGATGCAATACAACATTTACCGGAATGTTAATCGTTTAGGTCGTGGTGCTGCCAGTCTGTTAGGTGCTGATGTTCAAGATCCTGCCATGCGTAAGGCTTCTCAGATTCGTCAGCTGGCTTCTCAATTCGATACGAACACTCCTGAAGGACTGATGGAGTTTGCTAGTGCTCTGAGACAGATCGATCCTCAGTTGGCTATGCAGGCTGCTCAGCAGGCTCAGGCTATGATGCAAGTTCAAGCTAATTTAGGAGCTACACGTGCTCTTGAACAGCAAAGGTTACGTGAAAAAGTATCTGCCGATCCGTTTGAACAGCTTGTACGTTCGGGCAAATATACCCCTGAAAGTTTAGCAGTTTATCGTGAATCTGGAAATGTTGCTGATTTAAAACTACAAGAAAAAGAAACTAAAATTAATTATGGTGCTGAAGCGGATCGTGCTGCAAAAGCTAATTTTGGAAAACTATTTAGTGAATTAACTCAATCAGAAGCTAAAATAATTGACGATCTTTTAGAAACTCGTGGTGTAACTAAGGCTAAAGCAGGTGCTGGAAAAACAGAAGTAACTCTTCCGGGCGTACAAAAAGCAGGTGATGTTACAGGTCTTCGAAAAGATTTACAAGCAATTACTAGACCTTATCAGGATCAGGCAGACGCTGCTGGAGATGCCATTGATTTAGCAAATTTAGCATTGAAAAATAATAACTTTGCTGCTGTGTCTAGTTTATCACGTAGTCTTGCTAAAGCAGCCGGTGAAACACAGCTTTCAAATAAAGATGTAGAAGCATTTGGAATTGATCCTTCTTTAGTTGGTCGAGTTGTTGATACTGTGTCTCGTTTAGCTCAAAGCCGACCTTCGGTGGATACTTTGACTAAACTTCGTCAACTTGCTGAAGCTTTAAAGAAGAAAGCTGAGTCTCGTATTGCTATTGAAGAAGAACAGCTTCAAGAAACTGCCCGTGTTAGCGGTCAATTCACAGAGAATCAAATAAATACTGTGTTTCGCCGTAGACCAAAGACACCAAAATTATCTTTTAATTCTATTGAAGAAGCAGAAGCAGCCAATCTTCCAAGAGGAACTAGAATTACGATCAATGGTCGTCCAGCAGAGGTTGAATAGGAGTAAACATGGCTATCAAGTTTTTGGATGAGGCTGAACAAAAACCTAGTAAAATTCGTTTTTTAGATGAGCAGCCTGTTGATTTAGTATCTCAGATTCCTACAGGAGGCTATCCTACCGTACCGCTAACACAGCCTACTTTATCTGCAAGTGAGCGTATGCAGCGTAATTTGTTGTCTGGCGTTGCTGCTGTTCCTGCTCTTGCTATTCCTGCTCGGCTGCTTCAGACAGCAACTGCAGGTACTCGTGCTGCTCCTTATACACAAGCTGTAGCTAGTGCTCTTGTTCCTCGCTCAGGTGCTGATCTTGCTCGTCAAGCAGTTATCAGCGGTGGAACTGCTGTAGGCGCAGGAGAGATCGGACAAGCTGTTGCTGAAAAGGCAGGAGAAGAATATCGACTTCCTGCTGAAATTGGTGCAGGTTTGGGTCTAGCGTTTCCTGCTAACGCTTTATTAACAAGCGGTGAACTTGCTGTTAAAGGTTTAGTTAATAGGGCAATGGGCCGTGAATTCTTCGATACTGGGTTACAAGCTGCACAAACTTTTGGCAGTGCTAAAGCAGCCTCTCGTATCTCTGATGCTATTCGTTCGAATCCAGATCTTCCTGCTGATTTGGCACGTGCTAAAGAAATTGAAGCATTGACAGGTGTTAAATTACCTGTCCCGGCTGCTTCTAAGGGCGATACTACTATTGTTGGGTTGCTTGCTAGTGAGACAGCTCGTGCTGAAAATGCAGCCTTCACAGCAGCCATGAAACAACAGGAAAAAGCTGCTTTAGATGCTGTAAGGGAAGCACAAAAGCGTTTAGCTGGTGATCCTCGTAACGCTGCTCTGGTTGCTGAAGTAGAGGCTCGTAAGATTGCTTATGAGAATTCTAGGCTCGAAACTGTTGCTGTTATGAAACAAGCTAACATCCAGCGTCAGTTAGGGGATATTGATAATCGGATGCAGCAATTGACTTCAGATCAGTTAATTGTAGATACAGGTAAACAGGATTTAGGTCTTCGTGTAAAGAATCTTCTGGATTCTCGTGAGGCTGTTCTTAGACAAGAATTTAAACCTTTATATGAAGGTGTTCTTAAAGAAGCTTCGGATGCTGGCGTGACGATGGATTCCCCAGTAGTCGCTACTCTGTGGAACTTTGTGAAGCAACGTCAAGCAGATGATGTCTTTGCTAAGTTTCCTCAGTTGGATGCTAAAATTAAACAAGTATTAGCACCTAAGAAGGCTCCTGTTAGTTCTAAGTTTGCAGAAAAATACCCAAATTTAGTGAGGTCTATTGAAGGAACTTTTAAACCATTAGAAGTCAACGATATAGATTCACTAAAAAGGGCTATTAATAAAGCTATCGGACAAACACAAGATCGGGATCAGCTTCGTATGCTATACGAGTTGAAGAATAGATTTGATGACTCTCTTCAAACTTTACCTGAAGATTTTGTTCAAGCTTATAAAGGCTTAGACAAGCAGTATGCTGAAAAGCTTGGAATGCCTTTCAGTGAGGCTGGTGTTGTAGCTGTTGATAAAGCTAGGTTCGTTGAATCTACTGTACCAATGCTAACAAATAAACCCTCAGCTATTCGTCAGATTCTTACAGCTACAGACAATTCTCCGGAAGCAGCTAAGATAGTAGAAGATGCCTTCTTGATGAAGATCAGTCAGACAAACGGTATTGTCAATCCTATAACAGGTGAGGTAAATCCTTTTGCTCTTAGGTCTTTCATTAATAAAAACTCTGAAGGTATAGATTTAGTTCCGGGTTTACGCCAGCGTTTAGAGACTACTGGCTCTGATGCCGCTACTCTTTTAGGCAACCGTCAGCGTTTATTGGAAGAGCAGAAGAATGCAGCAGTTACTAAGCTTGAGAATGTTTGGTCTAAAGCGTATGGTCAGACAGGCGGCTTTGAAGGGTTTGTAAGCCGAGCATTGACTAATCCTCAAGATCTGAATGAATTGATTCGCTTGTCTGCTTCTGACTCTACGCTACAGCGTGGTTTGAAAGCTGTGGTTATGGATCTTGGTCTTAACTCTACCAACAAAGTAAAGTTCTTTGATGATAATGTTCAGACTATCAACACATTGTTCGGTAAAGATCATGCTCAGAATGTAAAAGCTTTGTTAGAAGCTTCCGATCGCTTAGCTAAGAATCCTGTCATGGCTAAGATCAATCAGTCTTTATCTCAGACAACCGAGTTTGAGAAACTGACTGGTTCTGATCCTGCTCGACTGGCTGCTCTGGCGCGTAACCAAGTCCAAGGTACTTTCTATAAGATTTCTACGACTCTGAGCAGGTTCTTACAGAATCGCTCTACTAAATCAGAATCTGCAGAAATTCAAGATTTCTTGTCTAATTATAATAATGTAAAAGATGCTACTGAAGCTATCAAAGCTTTAGAACAACAAGGCAATAAAGGACTGGCTAAAGCTAAAGCCGTTGGTGCTAAGCTTTTAAATAATGCTTCAACTGCAGCTTTAATTGGTGCTTCGGCTCCTTTGCGTATTATTGAGCGTCAAGAAGTTCCTGAAATGGTTATAAATGAAGAGGAGATGCAGTAATGTCTTTATCGCAATCAACTACAGAGACTGCCTCTGGGATGGTCACTAAAGCAGCAGCGCCTGTGACTGTCTCTCTTGCAACAGTAGCTGGTTATCAGGTTTCTGATATTATCCTCTGGACTACGTTGTTCTACACAGTCTTGATGATCGGTCATAAACTATATGTCATCTACAAGGATGTAATGGGTAAATAATGATGAACAGGATAGCCCCGGCATCTTTAGTTCTTACAGCAGCTACTCTGGTAGGTATAGCCGTAGAAGAAGGCTTTGTAGGCACTGCTTATACTCCAGTTAAAGGCGATGTACCTACTATAGGTTTCGGGACTACCTCTGGAGTTAAGCAGGGAGATAAAATAACCCCGGAAAGGGCGCTAGTAAAACTACTCGATGATGCTAGTAAATTTACTCAGGCAGTTAAGACTTGTGCTCCAGTACCTATGTATCAGTACGAGTTTGATGCTTATGTGTCTCTCACGTACAATATTGGCCCCACTGCTTTTTGTAATTCTACTCTGGTTAAGAAGCTCCTAGCTTATGATTATGAAGCAGCTTGCAAAGAGATCCTCAAGTGGGATCACTTCAAAGGCAAGCCTCTGAAGGGACTGACACTACGGAGACAGAGGGAATATAACCTCTGTATAGGTAAGCATGAATAGAATCATTATTGCCTTGGTTATATACATAGCCTCCGTAGTCCTCTCTGGATGGTATTTCTACGGAGTAGGTAGAGACAAGGAAGCTAAGAAGTTTTCCGAGTATAGAGAAGCTCAAAAAGCTTTGGTATTGCAACTACAGAAGGACAATCAAGATAAGATTGTGTCTTTACAAAAGGATAAAGAGAATGCTATTAAGAATCTTAATAAGCGTCATGCTTCTATCGTTGACAGCCTGCGCCAGCGTCCAGAAAGACCATCCATTGCCACCCCTCAAGCCCCTAGTGCTGCCCTTGTCTGCACAGGAGCAGGAAGCACTGGAGACAAACTTTATAGAGAGGATGCAGAGTTTCTTATCGGGGAAGCTACCCGAGCAGAAGTCCTTAGACAAGCCTTAAAAGCTTGCAGAGCACAATTAGAATCTACAAATAATTAAGCCCCTACAGAGTCTCCTCTGAGGGGCTTTTTTGTTACTATTCTTCGCTTACTTCCGTATCCACTACTATTTTCTTAGGTTTAGATTGATTTCTCAGATGCCTATACCTACGTTGGATACGCTTACGTGCCTCATCAGCATCAAACCAGAATTCTCTACCTTTCTTGAGTTCTTCCATCTCACGAGGAGTAAGGAAGCCTGTATAGGCAGTATCCAGTAGCTTATTTAACTGTCTCGTTGCGAAGTCTGTTTGTGACTTGACGTTTGGGACAGTGCCGACACTGCCGTAGTGAGCAGTGTGAAGCATAAACTCTGCACTATCAGCAATGAGGCACTGAGGAGCCATGCAAACCAACATAGAGGCAGCAGAATAAGCAGCGCCAATGACCGTAACAGCGACTTCACCTCGACATCCTTTCATAGCTTCGATAATCTGCCAGATACTGTCTGTCCTACCTCCGTAGGAATTGACAAGCATATTGACAGTATCGTGTTCATTACAGGTAGCCAAGCATTGAATTACATCTCTGTAGTTCGATGGCTGGATAACGTCATCATCCAAGAAAACAATGTGAGTGTTTATCTCGGTTGTGATTGTCCTTATCATGCCATTTTGTTGCTTGGACGGATCTTGCATAACGATCAATTCCTCATCATTAGCTTTCCCCACTGTCAGCCTCCTTAAAAAGCAATTTCACAAGCTCCTGCGGTACAGGCCAATGTCTGAGTACCCTCTACATTGTCGGTATTCTCAAAGAAACTCTCCCAGTCAATACCAGCAGGCATCTTAGAGGCCAAGTCCTCGTATGTGGCAGCATCAATAGTCTCATAAGGAGCTTGTCGATATGTTCCACCATCGTGAGGCAGGAATGACACCCCTGTTACCTCATCGAAGTATTCCCATACCCACGCTCCTACGGCAGGCCATTCGTGCTCCTTCACAGAGATCGTTACCGAAGGCTTATGCTCACACCAGTGACGCTGAAAAGCAAGCCACAGACGTAGATGCTTGATAGCGTCAATATCATCCCTGAGCACTGCACCGTCACCTACCTTAACAGGAAAACTGAATACAGTAGTGCTGTCAGGCTTCATAAAGCAAGGCTCTGCAGGAAACCCTTGAGACTTCAGGAAAGCTGTCAGAGGATCTTTATTATCAGATCTTACACGACGAATGAAATACTTAGAATGTTGAGGGTGAATGCCACTAGCAGTGCCAGTAAGCTGACTGACCGTCCCTTCAGGCTTAACGCAGGTGATAGATGCGCTACAATTGATACCAAGATTGCCAGCGTACTCAGAATTAACATGAACAGCCACATTTTTAAGTTCCTCCAGTCGTGCTGCTAATCCGTCATCGTCAGGATTATTCAGCAATGCATTGTCTAAAATACCTGTCATGGATACACCAAGCAGGCGCTCTTCTTCAGTGTTTGTCTGCCAAATCTTCCGAAGGTACGGGAAATGTGTCAGAGTCGATTGAAAAGTTCCAAGGATCGTTGCCAAGCGTACCTTATTACGAAGTCGATCCATAGAATCGGTACTACGAACAATAACGCTACTAAGATTACAAAACTGGTAAGGACGTAGGATAATTTCAGAGCAAGGATTAGTGCCCCACTCTTTACCAAGTTCCCTGCGTCCATTCTTCGCTGCTTGGAGATCCGAAGCATAGCGATTAAAGATTCCACGCTCTCCCGAATGACTTTCATAAATGCTACTCCATTCACGCATGAATTGACCTACAGAGGGCTTGACATCATATACCGCACTGTTGTTAGCCAGAGCACGTTGACCGTTACCATCCCACCAATTACCTGCCTTAGCATGAGCCATACGATCATCACTAAGATCAGACAAACTAATCATGGCACTACGGCGTACTCCTCCGACCACAACAACTTCACCAACTTTGCATAGAATGTCGTGAGCTTCCAAGCTCGTAAGCTTACGTCCCGCTGCGGTTTTGAACTTAGAGACAACATACTTAAACAGTTCTACAAGAGGTTCTGGGCCACTTGCACGTCCACCGAATGTTTTAAGTCTAGTACCTGCCGGTCTAACAGCAGATACGTCCCATTTTGGGATTTCACCTGCATATAACAAGGCAACAACCTGTCGGAGAGCCTTTGCCCATCCTTCTTTGGAGTCTTTAACGACAACCACAGTGCCAGAATCGAACAACTGACACGGGATTTCAGGGAGTTTGTTGACATATTTTTGCTCCACACTAAAGCCTACACCTGTCCCACAAAGCAGAATGTACATAGCCTCATCGAATGCCTTGACATCATCAATAGGCAGATATGAACAGTTAAACCCTGCAATGTTCTGACGATCAAGAGCCTCTCCAGCTGTCATAATAGCCCTCATAGAAGGCATGACTTCTAGATTATTGATAGCATTATAAAGCTCATCGTAGAGATCATCAGATAAAGTATAGTTAAACTTGGTACTCAGATGCTTACGCATGAATTCCATGTACCGTTCTACTGTCTCATTCCAGTGCTCCCTACGACCTTTATCATCCAAGAAACGAGAATATCTACTCTTTGCAATGTATGTCTGGTACGGGGTCATATTATTAAAAGTAGTCATTGATTTCCTTTTCTAGTTTATATTGTTTATCTTCTATCAAATCTTCAAAACGCTCGACAAGTTCATCACTATGTATGTTTAATAACTCTAGTAATGTGATCTCATCGAGCATTGAAAGTCTCTCTTTTAGTTCATCAAGAGTTAGACTCATGTTTATCAATCTCCCTCTGTAGATACCACAGAGCCTTCTTCAGATCCTCCAGAGGCTTCCCCTTGTGCTTATGTCTAGCAATGTACTTGACTGCGTTGGCAAGCCTGAAGTTTAGATTCCAGTCCTCAATGACATCTATAACCTCGTACTTCCCTGTCGTGTAGTGTTTTGGTTTATTGACAACATCCTCACGAGAAGCCTCAAACATATCTTCGTATTCCCAGTTCTTAACTGCCTGTGTTAAAGGCTTGAAGTCAGGAATGCTGCTGTTGATATAGACATTTCGATCCACAAACTTATTGTACCCTTCACAGGTACTGCACGGTGCTTTGTCACGGTCTTGTTCCATGTAAAAACACCTGTTACATTTATGTTCTTTGTTCATTAGATTCCCTTCAACACTTGTTCAGGAAGTTTCATACTTGTTCTCTCGCTGCTCCATGCACCACAGGCGTTGCACTGATAACGCTGATACTTTCCTGCTTTGGTCACATTATATCCTCGCTTGGTCAGCAGTCCAGATCCACAGGTAGGACAACTCAGGGGTGTCTCATCATGCACAGCCTTACTAGGATGGTTCTTGATCCAAGGAAGAAACTCGTAGTAGACCTTCTCAAGGAGCACCACATCCTGCTTGTTATAGGCTTCCATACGCTTCCAAGCATCAAGATCCTTGTTCATGCATTTGACCCACAGCTCAAAGCCTTCATGTCCTTCCTTCTGACCTACACCCAAAGCCCTGCCAACATAGTCTAGCTTGTTGCTCGGGAACCTAAACTGCTGCCTAGCTGTCTTGAGAAGATCAATCTGAGAATACGGAGCAGGAGGAGCCAGCTTAGCTAACAAGAATTCCTTGTTTAGCGTAGGAATGTCAAACCTGCTTCCGTTGTAGTGTACCACAGCATCAGACTGTTCAAGCAGCTTATGGATCTGTCGGAGCATCTTCTTGTGACCATCAAGGATCGAAGAGAACATGACTTCATCTTCACCTAGCCACTTAGCTGCCCAACAAAGCATCTTGCTACTATCTACGATCTGACTGATACTGATGTTCTGTTTAAAAAGCCCCCACACATATGCCGTGTTAGGGGCTGATTCGATGTCCAACAAAAGAATTTTCATTCATCAAGTCCCGGTTTGATTTCCTCGTCTTGTTCATCTTCATCCTCGGGATAAAAATAATGATTGACCCAAGGATCATTCCAATTTATTTCAGTATCTGTTGAATACCTAACCCATGCTGGTTCTTGGATGCGAATCTTGTCTTTGATGTTATATTTGTAAAGACTTTCAAGGAACCTGACAAAATCCTCAAGGACATCAGACCAACGATCAAGTCCTGAAACCTGCAGATAATACCGCTTTCCATCGTAGTCTACATACTCGAAACCAAAATAATCTGTATCAAACTTATCGCTCATCTCCAGATCCTCCAATAGTCATTCGTTCAGCCCTCGAAGCAAGCTTCTGAAGGTTCTTCGATGCAATATCTGCCAAGCTCCAGCCCATGACAGTAGACAATCCAGCAAGCTGCCAGAAGACATCTCCCATCTCTTTTTGCAAACCTTCCTCGTCTAGCATACCGTCCCGAATCCACTTAGCATACTTGCCAGCGACTTCCCCGGCCTCCGAGGTCAGATTCGCTACCATGTAAGCAGGATTCTTAGCAGTTTCCAAGGCTGTTTCCCACGCCTTCTTTTGATAATCTTCAATCAGCATTATACAACTCCATAATACTAGGACATACCAGAGTAAGTTCTTTTTTACAAGCCTCTGCTACTTCCCTGTGTTCCTTTTGTGTGCTCGGATCAGTCCTCACCTCGATGTAGTGTAGCCAGCTCCTGAGCGTACCGTTCATGTACATACGACTGACTGTCATTCCCTCAGGAAGCAATGCTCTGGCCTGCTCCTTAGCAATGCCACGATTGAGTGCTGCCTGATACATAAACTCAGCCTCAGACTTTATACGATTCTGTGCAGCTGCCCACCAATTTTGAAGCTCCAGATCAAAAGTGTATACACTGTTTTGTCTGTTCTTCTCGTCCTGTAGTCGGCATTCCCTTGTATCAAAGCCCTGCACAGTTGCATATCTCTGAGAAAACTCTTGGAAACTAAAACTACGATGCCTGAGAATCTGCCGTGCAATGTCTCTGGTAGTCTCAATCTCCATGCAAACATTAGCCATCTCGAAAGGACTCCAGTGCTTGTTCTTGATTAGATACTTGAGCAGCTTGGAAGCAGTCGAATGGTTATGTTGGTTGTCAGGGTTACTAACTCGCGCACAGTAGGCTACTTTTTCCTCCAAATCAGGAGTAGACCATACAAGATTAACTTTCACTCTTGCCCTCCTCCAAGTCAATATCTGCACCTTCACAGGTCATTTTCTCTCCTTGTCGGATACTTGCTTTTAAAGCCTCCATGATCCCGTACCTTATAAGGTCTTTTCGCTCTTCATCGGTAAGATCAAATGAATAGCAAGCTGAACCATCTTCATTTTCGTGTAAAAGACTGACATTCATTCTTTACCTTTTTCAGGAAGTATTCCAGCATCTGTTAACTCCTTCAAGAATTCCTTGAAATCATCATAGACCATGAAATATCGAAGGACACACATAATAGCTGCGGCAGTGTCCATATCGTGAAATTCAAGACATAAAAGATAATCTTCTTTTAGTCGTTCAACAACCAGAACCTCCATAATGTCATTCCATGCATCTCTCACAGTTGGCTGCTCTAGCAGCTTAAAAATACTGTTCATTATGTATTTCCTTTTTCATTGATCCACTCCTGCGGGATTTCCTTGTCTGCGAATTTAAATCCGTACTTCTTGCACCAGTCAGCATAGGTAGTTCTACTCTTCTTGCTAATACGTGCGCTGGAATTAGAAAACACAAACCGAATATCGACTGAAGGATTATGCTTCTTGACGAGCATATGTTTTTGTCTATCTGCAGGTAGGAATCTTCCTTTAGTCTCTACGATGATGCCATTAGCGAGAACAAAGTCTGGAGTATAGACATGAGATGAAGCTGGTTTTATATAGTTCAGTTTCAGTTGCTCATAGGTAAACTCCACACCGCTGTCCTCTAGCTGCTTGGCAATGCGTTCCTCTAGACCACTGCGGAATCCATATTTCTGTCCTACCTGCTTAGCTGTCAAGGGTGCTTTTCTTTTGACGCTAACAGTTCTTTTGGAGGTAGCCATATTTCTCCTTCGCTCCTTCTTAGCCACAGGAGCTGTCCCTGTTCAGTGAGATATTCAATTCCATGTTCCTTTTCCTGATATACTTTCCAGACTGCTTGAAGTAGTTCTTCTTTTGTCTTTGCTCCTTTAAGAGCCTTCTCAGCCTTGACTGGGCCAATTCCTTCCAGACCCGGAATGTTATCGACCCTATCACCCGTGAGTAGCTGAGTGCAAAACGCTTTGTATCCACTGAATTCATCTACGTATTCCGTCTTAGCCTTCATCGGATTATGATGCCATCCCGGTATCTGTCTTAGGTCTTTGTCTACGCCTACAAGCAGGTACTGATCTGGCTTCTTTGTCATCCTGATAGCTACTTCATCATCAGCTTCCTGACCATCTACAACGACAGCCCCCAAGCGGGTAATCATACATTCACGCAAAGCATCATAGTGTTTGGGCTTTTTAGCGTCCTTGCGATTACCTTTATAGGGTACTGTCTTTGCAATCTCGTAACGGTAATTGTTCTTACCAGTTAAGAAGGCTTCATAAGAGTCTGCCTTCAGGTGTATGTAGACCATATCTTCAAGTGTCTCTACTAACCTGCTCTTTGCAAACTTCTCAGAATCCTCCTCACTAGCAAAACCAACACCATAAATCAGGTAGTCAGCGTCAATCAGTAACTCTTTTGGTGCATCAGATTCAGAGGACATCATCCAAGGATTCCTCAAACGGAGAATCATCAGTCTCTTCCGATTGATAGACCTTCAACTCGGTAACAATCAACTTCTTGATGCTCGGGGATGCTCCGTACTTGGCTGACATCTTATGACGATAGCTGGTCACTAAGGCAGTAACCTTCGTACCGTTACCGATCTTGGTAATATCCACCGGCTTACCGTCCTTGTCTACAGGTTCGAACACATACAGGCTCTTGCCTACAATGTACTTACCCATCGTATCCTTCTCTTTAATCTGGATGCCAAGCTCTTTCAAAGCTTCGGCAGCTTTGTCTGAAAGATTACCGATGGTACACTCATACTTCTTGTTGTCTTCGTTAAACTTCGTGTTGAAGTTATTCATCCAGTTAGCCCAGAAGAGTTCGCCACCGATCTTTACAGGTTTCATATCCATTTCATTTTCCTTTAAGTTTGCTGCATTGCAGCGGGTTGGTGAGACTGGAGGGATTCGAACCCTCACGCAATAAGCGGCAGATTTTAAGTCTGCTGCGGCTACCGATTACGCCACAGTCTCGCTGTTTTCAGTTTTCTGTTGCTCGGTGAACTGTGCCACGAGCTTCTGATGCAACGGAAAAGCACCAGACTCGGTAGGCAACTGCCCAATAACACGAACAATGAAGGCTGCTTCGTGATCTTCAAGTGTAAAAGTCATTTCTATCTCCTTTTTTTGCGGTACATCTATTGTAACCGAATTTTGTCTGTTTTGTCAAGGTCTTCGGCAACATTTTCCAAATATTCTTGTATTCCTGCTGCCACGGCCCAGATCGTCATCATATCAACATTATCTGTGATATTGACTTCGAAGCTATCTGTATACAAATTTATTATAATCTGTCCTACGACATCGTTGTCAGTGTGTTTCTTTCCATGTTTTGCCAATCTTGTACTCCCCGTCCAAAGGACATCTCAGGTTAAAATACGTCCCTGCATCTATGATGCTTTGACGGGCTGCTTTGCCTGCCTCTTCAGCTGTCTGTGCAGGACATTCAAACTGGAATTCATCGTGTACATTAGCGACTAGTTTCACAGGCCATTTATTTGCCTTGATCTGGTCATAGAAGATACACAATGCCTTCTTCATCACGATTGCTCCAGCACCTTGAAGCAGGCTATTAAGTGCTGCGTGTTCAGAGCGTACCCATATCTTACGACCATCAAGCCCCGGTACAAAGCCCTTACCCGCATATTTGGCAACCGTATCTCGTAGGCGCTGCAATGCGGGAGTTGCTTTGAGGAAAGAGGCAATAAGTCTCTCACCATCCTTGGCCCCGCCCCCAACAATAGAACCGATCTTGGACGGGCCTGCCCCGTATAGGAAGGCATAGATGAATGTCTTCGCCTGATCCCTCGTTTGTAGGCCAGCCGCTTTTTGATTCTTCGTATGGACATCCGTTCCGTCCTTACTCGCTCCCTCAACGACAGTTTTAACATAATCCTCGTCCTTCATGTAGTGAGCAAGCATACGAAGTTCTAATCCTGAAGCATCACAGCCTACCAAGACATTACCATCGTCAACAGTCCAACACTCACGACACTCGTGTCCATACACTGATCCTGCGTTAGGAATCTGTGCCATGTTAGGACTTGAGTGCGTCATCCTGCCTGTCACTGCACCATTGGTGATAACCTTACCGTGAACCCTCCCGTCATCCCCTACAGCCTCAATCCAGCTTTCGATCTGTGCTACCCTTTTCTGGAGCATCAGATACTCTGCAATCATCTTAGCCTCTGGGATGTTGATCTTTGAAAGTATGTTCTCATCGACCATAGCCTGTCCTGTCTCGGTAAACTGCTTTGGCTTCCACCCTAACTCAACTAGCTTTTCTCCGATCTGCTTTCTTGATCCGGGGTTGAAAGTAACCAGCAAAGGCTTGAGTTCCTTTCCTGTTTTCTCACTGATTCTCTTAACTTCATAGGCAGGCCATCTCTGCTGCATCTGTTCATATATTCCTGCCATCTTTCCTTTGATGTCAGTAAGTAACACGGTTGCGTAGATGGTATCAAGTTTGAATCCATTTCGTTCCTGCTCCGCTATGATTGCCGCAACCTTGTGTTCCAGTTCAACACTTTCTTGCGAAAACTGTTTCTGATCCCGTTCAGTGCATAGGTGAAGATACAGTTTAGCAGTAACTTCAACATCCCTAATGCAATAATGCTCCAGAAGACCCACCAAGGGTTTATCAAAGCACTCTCCGTCATACTCCTGCCTCCTGTCCATCATCCACTGCCACACGGCGGGGTAGTCAATCTTGTGAAACCCCAGTGTCCTCCCCCATGACTCTAGGCTGTGACCTTGTTCCCTGCTCGGATCTAGAAGCCTGCTTACTATCAGTGTATCGAATACCTTCTTCAAGCCTATCTTCGTATTCCATTGCCTGTTCAGCACTGGAAAGTCGAATCCGATGCCGTTGTGAGCTACGATCAATGTAGCGTCCTTTATAAAGTCCTGAAATGGCTTTGCTTCGTTCCATGTCTTTACTTCGCCTGTGTCAATATCTTTCGTTACTACCAAGTGGATCTTCTTGTGAGATAGATCCGTTTCGATGTCGAGGACTAGCCTCATACGTATCCTTCACTTCAAATTAAGCCATAGACCTACCTGTGCAAACGCATAACCTGTCCAGATCATGCCATTCGATAGCTCACCCTTGCTCCATTGTAGCACACCTACGATGAGATACCCGATTCCTGTTGCTCCCACAATTAGGTGTTCAATGGTCATAGTGTCTCCTCTTGCATCTCTAACATTCTACCTGTTTCCTTGACATATTGCAAGTCACAGGCTGGCCCAGTGTAGCCATTGAATCTATTCTTTGCTACGGCAACCTTAGTCTTGTGTCTTTCCTGTTCGTTCTCAGCCATGCTGTTCCTCTCCAGTGTAATTACTGCGTCAGATAACTGGGCAATCGCTCCAGAGCCTCTGAGTTGAGATAGAGACACTGCTTGCCCGTCCTCATGGCCTGCATTGCCCTGTGGCCTACGCAGGTGCGAGACACAGATCAAAGTAATCTCCAGCTCCTGCACCAGTGTTCTTAACTTGGTCATCATGTTGTCTATGGCCTTTCGTTCATCTCCTAAGTCCTGACCACTAACAACAATAGAAATATGATCCAAGAAAATAACACGGCAATCAAAACCCTTAGCCATGTACCTGATTCGGTTAGCAATGTTCTCAACATCACTAGAACCAAAATGGTCAAAGAGATAAACACGGTTAGTTCCAAGAGTAGCATTGAATGCATCCTTTAGTTCCTCTTCTGTCACCGGAGTGTCAGGCAAATGTAGTAGCTTGTTCGCGTGAAGAGACATGATACTACGGGCTGTCTTTCGTGTAGATTCCTCCAAAAACAATCCTCCGATGTTCCACTGAGTAGTCTTGAGCAGATGGTACAGAATCTCACGCAGGAATTGACTCTTACCCAGTCCAGACCCTGCGGTGACCGTAATCAGTTCTGCCCTCCGCAGGCCATACAGCAGCTTGTTCAAGCCCTTCCAAGGATACATAGCCTCCGCAGGTTGCTCTGGCTTCCTGACTTCCTCCCAGAGATCTGCGGCATTGACAATACCATCAGGGATGTATGTCTCAGCCTTCCACCATTCATTGACAAATTCCTTCGTAGCTCCTGCTTGCAGGTACTCACAAGCATCCTTGTAGCCACTCTTGTGCTTGACAATCTTGGCTTTCTGTCCGAATAGCTCTGCAACCTCTTTAGCAGCTTTCTGTCCCGGTTCATCGGCATCGAAGCAGATAACGATGTTCTCGAAGCTGTTGAGCCATTCGTACTGGGCTTTGCAGTCCTTTAAAGCTGCTTGTGCTCCGTTCCTGATACTGACACTAGGCCATTGACTGCCTGTAAGTTGGTATCCTGCCAGTGCGTCAAGTTCTCCTTCGTATACCGTGACGTACTTCCCACCTCCGTGAAAGAGATGTTGACCGAATAGAGAGGCAGATCCGAAGCTTCCTGCAATGGAGAAGCTTTTATCCGCAACCGTTCGTAGCTTGAGAGCAACGATAGTTCCGGCTGCGTCAGCATAAGGGTAATAGTGGCGCTCTGCATCTTGAGTGACTCCAAATTTCTCACAAGTTTGTTGACTGATACCACGATCAGGGATACTTTTAATCTGTCCCCGAATCTCGACCTTCCGTGGTGCTACTGCGTCCCGCATCGATGTTTTCCTATCATGTTCACCTTCAAACACGGTATGTCCACACTTGAAGCAGTGCGTATGCCCGTCATCGTAGAGGCTGTTAGCGTCACTACTCCCGCAATTATCACAGGGTAAGTGACGCACGAATGTGCTCATGGAAAAGCCCCTTCTTCGTGTAGTTGACTCACTACGATGTCGTGCTGGTCATGGGCTTGTATCTCAATGTCCTTGAGCTGTTCTTCGGACATACAGTCTACAATGTTTACCCATCGGCGCTCCTCTGGCTTGATTGTGGGCGCTAGATACCATACTTCGAGGGTATCAAAATCGATGTACCAGCATCCCTCCTCTGACCAGATGTTAAACTCTATAGTCACATCGGAGTTAGCAACCACTGCAGGTAATGAAATCTTACTCATTTTAGACAAACCTTTACAATTGTTAAGACAAACAAAATTAAAGATACAATCATTGTACATTATCCTTTGTGATTCTGTCAATGGCTTTTTGAACATCCAGCATAATTGAATCGTAACCATTGGACACGATCAGCTGTGCGATGTCATCTATGGTGGAATGATACCAACATTCAAACCTTATTTGCTCCTGTTCCTGCTCTGTCAATTCCAGTATGTAATCATCAAATGAAGACATAAGTATTCCTTTAGTTAAAAGACAATCAAAGCCCCCTATGACTTATAAGTAACTGTATATGTATTATATATGTTTTATATATAATTATCTATACTATGTTACTTATACGTTACTCTGTTTCTTCATAGTCTCCTTTAAAGTATATTTTACCATATTTTTTAGTGTTTGTCAAGACCCCCTCAAACGGGCCATCTTCGATGTGTTCAAGACCATCTAGATCGAGGTCAGACTCTGAGATAAGATCCTTCCGATCCTTTGTAGGCACGTCCAGATCCACAACACAGCGATTACACATATCCAAGTATTCACCTGTAATGGCGTGTTTGCGGGTTGTCTCATAATCGTTCAGGTTACAATTACAGGCCACACAGCGCATAAAATCCTCCTACCCTAGTGCGGGTATTTAATCTTACAAAAAACCTCTCTAAAGCCCATTAAAGGGCTTTTAAAGGGTGTTTAACGTGGTAGGAATAGTCCCAGAATCCATGCAAGGATACCTTTAGAGGGTTTTTCAGGTAGTTCCATGGCCTGCCCTCTGGGGTCAAAGTAACATTCCTCTAGGGTTCTGGGTGTCTTAAAATGTGATTCTTTCATGCTTTTACCTCCTCTGTCAGGACTGTTTCTATTGCTTCAATCAATTGTCGTGCTTGCTCCTCAGACAGTCGGACATTACACGAAGCGTTGGACTGTGTGATTGATAACCAGACCTTACTATCGTCAGACTCAAAAGGACTTACGAATACGTAAGTATACTGTTTTGCAGTGTTGATGCGATGTTCACTCATGGTTAATGACTCCTGTGTTAAAAAGGTGAATCTTCAATGTCAGGATCTGACAAGACCCGTTCATATTGTGTCAATGGTTTGGCAGGCTTTGATGTCTCTAATGAGACACTTTCGGGTGTCTGCTCGCCATTGTACCATTTAAAAGGCCACATTGTAGGAACGGTCATTCTCGAACCCTTACAATTTTAAAAAGGTTTAGACACTCTCCCCTTGCGTAGTCTATCACATCCCCGCTTATAGGGTCAAGCACTGGGACATCCTCGCCAAAATCGTTACAGTCTATCCAATACTGTGCTCCCTTGCGGTCGTTAAAGGTAGCGGCAACGATACCGCTAGACCTAAATTGTACCTGATACATGATTAGACCTCTTCGGTTTCAGGTTGAAATAGTTTTTTCAGTGTTGTATTTGCTTGTGATACTACATTAGATACCATATCTTCGTAATACGCATCCTCGAGAAATTGTTTATAATTATCGTACAAACATCCTCCAAGATAGTCCGAAGCAAGTAAAACACCATGCCGGTAAGCTTCAACCCGTGCAATAAACCATACATATGTTCCGTTATCTATTTTCCTGCAAATTTCTTCGATGTCATGGCAAGAATCATCGTATAAATCGCTAGGGTGTGTGTCTTCATAGCCGACACTGCAAACGATGTGAAAACCTTGTGTGTCTTCGGTGTGAATGGTTTCGTAGTGTTTCATGCCTATGCTTTCAAAGTTATCCCTGCAACATTGCAGGCCATAACACCCTACACTGTAGGGCGCTACAGTCTACATTGTAACATTGTCAATGCTTAAGATAAGACACATTGTCAATAGATTTATTCCAGCATTTGCGACAATCTCCGCATTTATTGGAATTCTCGAATGCCCTACAAGTAGCATCGTCCGGGTTTGTGGTTACTGTTGATGTATGCTCAAAATCTGGCCTAGTGCCATCAACCATAGCACCAGATACCCTTACAATCAAATTATCAGGGAATGCTCCAAAGGTATCGATAAACTGACTAATAAATTTCTTTTCTTTTGTAGGTAACCAGAATGCGACACTAGGGCATTTTTCCGCTACCTTTACGATGTTTAATAGGTGTTGGAAGCTTTGCAAGTCTCCGCTATCGTGCCAGCGGAAATAGTCGGTTTTACTTGCTAGAATCTGTGTAACCATAGCATCAACCCATAGCGGGTGCGTGATAGCTTCGCCACGTTTTAGGTGCGCTTTCATGACACTAGGGTAGCTGTAGTTAGCCTTTAGTGCGTAGCATCCATGGCACACTGTACCGGGAATTTTTGCAAGCTTCGCGCCCGTAATGCATGCTTTAGCGCTGATACCATAGGACAATCCGGGCATTTTGCTAGGTTTGCCAAGCGTACCGGCTATATCTTTAGCGGTTTTCAGTGTCATTTTTGCGGTTAATGTTTGCATGGTCAGACTCCAAAGGCAAGCAAAACACCCCAAA